TGAAATTAATCCACGCCTTCGCCAAACCCTGTTGCAGTTGCATCGTAGCAGAACCAGCAGTAATCGTCACATTGCCAGCAGAAGTCTTGCCAGTGAGATTGTCCGTAATCACCGTACTCATGCGAGCTCTCCTATTGATGATACCCAAACTTTGCTAAAATCGTACATAGCACCATCAGCAGAACTACTTGAACCGTAAGCTGTGCCATACTGGACTGTTGTTGTAGTTAATGCATCGATTGTGTTTCCTGAATTTGTGCCTACAACTACTGTACTTAACCCTCTACCAGACCCGCCTGTAGCACTAGCCCCGTCAGCCGCTGTATTAAATAAAGATACGGTTATACATCTATCGTGAGCAGAAGAAAAAGCTGACGTTATATTAAGCGTGTAAACGCCAGTTTCTTCATCTGTGACACTGGTTACGTTTAGCGAACCCTCAATATCATTATTAACACCATCCCAAGAAATCCACTGTTTTGTAGCCTCTTGCTTCGTCAGCGTGACAGGGCTACTGCCATCTGCCGCTACGATTGTATCTGCTTTTAATGTACTCATGCGATCACCAAGTTACCATTGACAGTCAATGTAACCCCTGTTGCCACTGTCAGGCTAAAGAAAGCCCCAGCGTTATCACCTGATGCGATGGTAGTGTTTGTGTCTAACTGTTGCTCATGCACCCGAAAGATATCGCCCTTGCCGTTAGTGGTATCACCTGTCGCACCGTTCTCGCCCTGAAAGTAGCCAGCGCCGCCACCAGAAGCCGCACCAGCAGGGCTAGCGGTGTCTGCGGTTTGGTCTACGTCAAATAAATCAATCCACGCATCATCGTCTGCATTACGCATTTTTAGCTTGTTAGCCGTTGTATCGTACCAAAGCTGATAAGCATAAGTAGTGGATGGTGCAGATGAACCAGAGTTAGCACTAACAATTGCAGAAAGCGCATTATTCAAATCTGTGCGCGTTGCTGGAAATGTTTGGTTTGCTATGACGTAATCGTGTTGTGCCATTTGTTATACCCCTGTCGCAACATAATCAAATAATCTATCTATTACTGTATTACCACTATCTTTAAATACAATAGTAAACCCTGTTGCGCTCTTACTTGTTATAGCATAAAAATCACCGCTTTGCATATCGCCTACCGATATCGCTACAGCTTGCAGTGTCTTGAACGCTACAGGGAATGTAATAACCTTGCCGCTAGCCGCAGTGCCAGACTGTATATCGTTGTCTGATTGCTGCGTGTTAGCCATATTCATATTTATGACCAATTGCTCTATCTGCGGTGTTTCATCGCTCTGTGTGGTGCTTAAAACGGCTTTAAAGCGGAAAGCTCGCGCTGTATAACTGCCGACAATAAACTGGCGATACGCACCCCAGCTAGGCGTTCCAGCAGGGTCATCATCAGTAGTGCTTACAAAGATATCTACATCCGTAGCCCCTGCGTTAGTGGTCGCGCCTGTAATCTGCGATAGCTGGTTTACGCGGAGCGTGTAAGTAGCTTGCGCGGTATGCACTGCGCCCAAATCTATATAATCTTCAAATTCATAAGTGCCTGTCGCAGAAACCGATGCGTTACCGCCATCGAACAAGCCTACCGCATCATCAAAATCGCCAGACGCTTGATCAAACAAATCTGCTGTATCTAGCTGCAATTTATCATCAACAATAATTACATTTGTTTTAGTGCCGCCAAAATCGGGATGTTCTGAAATGCTACTAACATTTTGAAAGCCTTGCAGTGCCGATACTAGAACAATGCTGCTATCTGCGTTTGCTGACTGACCGCCTAGCTTGTCTTCTGCTTTGATAAAGTAAGTGCCTGTCTGCGCTGGTACTGTACCTGTAGACGCAGGGCGCGATATTTTAGCCGCTACTGTCTTAGAATTAGCATATGTTGCGCCAGTAGTTAGCGGTGAATGCCTGACGATATAGTGCGATAGCGTCTGGTCTGTTACTGGTGTCCAGCTTAAATCTGCGTTTTGACCGTTAACATTTACGCTAAAGTTAGTAACATCGCTAATCTGCGTAGGCGCAGAACCTATAGAATGCTGGATAGTGGTATAAGGCGATGCGATGCCCTGCTGCGATATTATACGCGCCCTAACATCGTAGGTGGTATTAGCCACCACGTTATGCAATTCAAATCGCGGTGATGATGATATGCCTAGCGATATATAGTTAGTATCTGTAGATTTTTTTGCTTGCACCTCAAACTGGCTAGCATAGACGCTGGTAGATGATGGCGTAGCTACTAGCACCGCAGTTATCTTTTGATTTACTACTTGCGCCTCATCTGTAGCTGTTAGCGTTGGGGCTGGCAAATTAAATGGCGATGGTAGCGTAGTATTGTCTAGGCTAAACACTTTCTCATCAGCGTTCCAATCATAGACCGCGCTGTTATTCTCGCGCAGGGCTAAATCTACACTCAGAATAGGCGAGCCACCTTCATCCGATGATACGCTAAAAGACCATTCTGCAATTTGGAAAACTTTTTGATTAAAGCCTAGTCGTGAATTGGTAACGTATACATTATCGCCAACCGACAAATCAAACGCTTTTAAATTGCAATTCATCTGCATAAATATTTGCTGCCGATTTCGATAAAGCGCAATTTTAGCTAATCTTTGCGCCATCGGGCTAGATACTGTGTAGGGCAAGTTATAATTTAAAAACTTTCTATCGCCCCCATCTTCTGCTTCAAACGTGCTAGATGTAAGTGCGGGATAATCAGCAGCAACATAATTTGTAACATCTGGTGAAAAAATGCCTTTAATCGCGTTGTAATTATCACGCTTAGAACGCTTAGTCTGTACGTTTATTGCATCAATTACATCATCTTCATCAATAGTAACTGTAGGCGCAACATATTTAGCCACCTTAATGGTAAACTTACCATTGACATAAGATATAGTGCCACCGCAGCTAGTCACCATTTCTTCTAAAATACGCTTTGGAGAATTGCTTGTTTGCATGACCCCGTGAAATTCATAACGGTTTTCTGTACCGCCACCAGATAGCGCAACGCTTTCATCGCATATATTAGCAGCCGCTTGAAATGCTGTATCATCGATTTCCGATGCAGCCGCGCCCACGCCATATGCAGCATTCATTAAATAGTCGCGCATACATAAAGCTGGATTAGGGCTATAAACCGTAGTGGCTGTGCGTGGGTCATAAACCTTTTTGCCTTCAACAATAGCTGAAATGTTAGGCAATCCATTAGGAAAGGCATTGCGGTCGAAATCAAGCCGCGCATAAATATAGGCGATGCCTGACAGTTTGTGGTTGGCAGACCAGCCTACGCCACTTTCTGCAATTAAATCTGCGTCTGCTGCCTGTCCAGTTGTGCCTAGATGCGTATTAATACGCACCTTGCCAGCATATTGAGATGGCGCGGTAACATTACCAGAGCCATCAAGCGTTAAAGCTTGGTCATCAATATAAATAGTTTCAAAGCTATTTATCTCATGCGTTGCCACCAAAATAACAAGATGCAGTTTTTGGTCGCTGTCAGTGCTTTCTACATGAGCCAGCAAGCCAGATATGCGCGTTTTCCCATAAACAAACCTACGCGGATGCGTAGGCTGTTTAATCATCTGCGTTCTGTTTTGCGCCTCAGAAGCGTAGTCGTTATAGTTTGGTAGGTCTGGCGTGGGGGCTAAAGCATTTGCCGCACCAGCAGAGGCAATAGTGACCGCAGCCATAGCCCAGTTACCAGTAAACGCATAAATAGCCGCAGTTACTAAAACAACAGGGTCTTGTATTGCTTTAGTTGTGCCTTTTACAAACTTAGAAAACCAAGACATTATTTAGCCCCAAATTATCTGTTTTTGCTGTAAATCAGCAACAAATTCTAACCCTTTATCGTTGGGGTAATCTATCTTTTGATCCTCGCTAGTATAACGCCTCTCTCTGGCAATTTCCAAATCTATTAGTCGGCTTTCACCAGTTATATTAACGGTAGCAGTATCGCCATTTTCTGCTATGTTCATAACGTCCATATGGCCTTTGAAAAGCACATAAGGCGTATCGTTTATGCTGCCATTGTTATCCAATGTTCCGAAGTAAAGCGTAATATCCCTGCCCTGATAGTTTTCGGATAAAGCTGCCGATAAAAGATTAGACGGGATGCCCGATAGCTGCACGTTAATTCCTGTAGCCTTAATCTCTGATGTTTCATCTACGGTAGTTAACTGCATAAAATCCGCAGCAGAAGAATAAGTATCGCCATCAATGGTCAAATTACCATAGCCTGTCCAAAGACGTATAGCACCGCCAGAAAAATCCATTTCTACTGCAAAAAACGGCTGCACTTCATCAGCCGATAATGCATTTGTAAAATCAGTGCCTAGTGAACGTGTCATAGTGCCTCTATCGCCCCAAATGTCATGCTGTAAAAGCCAGCCTGATTAATCTGCCAGTCTGTTACATTAGTGCCTAATCTAAACAAGCCAACCGCGCTGCTAACGACCACTGTAGCCCCATCGCTAGGGCTACTGCGTAAATCAGGCCAGATAGTTAGTGCTGCCTCACCAGAAGCGTTTGTATCTACATCATCAAGCACTTTATACAGTTGTGCGCTAGTGCCAGTGCCTAGCTGTATATAATCGCCAGCAAGTAAGTAGCCTGTTTCTGATGTAGGCAAGCCATCTATGTTTAGCGTGTCACCAGTTTGAGATGCGCCATTTACTACTGGCGTTCCAGCCGTACTAGCCGCAGTGCCGCGCGGTGTAGCCGCGTTAGGATCGCCCATAGTAAACGTGCCATAAGAGCCGTATAGCTTCATAAAAAAGCTAATCCAAACTTCTGCTTGTGCGCGTTTCATAGGCGGCAGCGATATATCTGCTTCCCAGCGTTGCCCTGCGTGTTTATGGATTTGCTGTTTAAGATTAAAAGGCGATGATGTAGAGCCTATGACATTACGCGCCATAAGATTTATACTTGCCACGCCTGATGTGGGGAATGTTAGCGGATAAGTTATTGCCATCGTTTATGCCCCGAATGCTGTGCCGAATGAACCGCCACGCCTTTTAGCGTCTAATACGCCAGAAACAGCTGCGTTTTGTATCTGCGGCAACATATTCATCACCTCTGTTCTGACTGTCTGCGCTACGCCAGTGGTTAGATTGATGGTTTGGTTTACGGTTACACCGCCACCGCCACCCATAGCGTTATTAGGAACTATAGTGCCGCTTTGATTAGGCACGAACATTTCTGCACCGCGCTCCCCGACCATATACGCCTTACCAGCCGATACCGCACCGCCATTAGCTCTAAAGCCGCCAAATAATGCGCCTAGTGGATTGCCGCCACCGCCCATACCGCCCATAATGCTGCCTAACGCCTTACGCGCGGCTATACGGGCTAAATCAGATAGTATGCTATTAGCCATACCTCTAAAGGCTTCTTTTGCAGACATAGTGCCAGTGACCATTCCAGCAAACGCATCTTCTAACTTGTTTAAGCTATTTACTGCAAGCTGGTCTAAGCTTTTGCCTACTTGATGCGATGCATCTTCATACTGTTCTAAAGCAGTTTTTGTGAGCTGTAACTTAGGGGATAAATCACCTACCGCGCTAGATAAATCGCCAAACTCATCATAAAGAATTTTCGTGCCTATTGCCGCAGTGTTAGTGCTTTCTGCCAAGCCGCCAGAACCACCTAATTCGGTGTTCATGTTCTCAACAGAATTTAAAAGCCTGTTAAAAGCATCATTAGTGCTTAAAGTTATAGTGCCTAGCTGCAAAGTTTCTTCGCGCACATTCCCTGCTTGGCTTTGCAATTCTTCTAAACTGCTTCTTAACGTGCCTACAACTGCAACTGCGCTTATATTGCGATTAGCTAAATTTTCTAATTCCATACTTACTAAAGCAATATTTTCTGCTGTTCTGTTAGCAGGGTCAGCAAGGCGGGATAAAGATAGCTTTATTTCTGCCATCGCATCAGAAAAATTCTGCGAACCGTTCATGCCGCTTAATTTTTCAAATTTCATAATTAAATCATTAAAAGATTTATCAAACTCTGCGCTGGTTATCCCGCCTCCAAAAAAACGCTCTAACTGGTCAAAGCCTTTTAAAATATTGTTAATTTGACCGATTAGGATATTTGCAAATTTTATCATAGCCGCGCTAGCATCGCGCGTAGCGATTATTATGCTTCTAGCTAGATTTTTGCCGAACTCCTCTACACCGCCAGCATCTTTAATGGCGGCAAGTAACTTGTTTCTAATTGTATCTGCTACAAGCTGAAATGCTGGTGCAAGTGCGCCCACTACGGTATCACGCAAGCCTGTAAACAAGCTGCCTAGCCGCGTAAATGCATCGTTAGCTTCTTCTACGTTTCTGGCTGTAGAAGCAGATAATAAAAGGCCAAAATCTGCGGCCTCTTTAGATATGCGCCTTAAACCTTCGCTGCCCTCTTCTAGCACCAGCAATAGCTCTGATGCCCTGCCACCGAATAGCTGTTGAGCTATAGCAGAACGCTCTGCGCTGTTTTGTACGCTCTCAAACCTATCGGCAATCAATTCCAATACTTTGAACTGGTCACCCATTACGCCATTCAAATCATCGGCAGAAATTCCTAAAGCATCAAAAGCGTCTACAGCTTCGCCTGTGCCATCGCGCACAAAATCAATCATGCCTTTATTTAGCGTTCTAACGCCTCTGGCAAGCGTATCTATCTGGATGCCAGATAAATCTGCTGCAAGCTCTAGTTTTCGCAAATCTCTAACAGATATGCCTAGTGTTCGGGATAGTTTGGAAATGCGGTCTATGCTGTCTAGAGAAGATTTTACCAGCAAGCCCAGACCAGCCGCACCAGCAACAGCAGCTATAGAAGTTTTAAAGCTGAATAAAGCTTTGCTTACTCTAGCCAAACTTCTACGCACTGCGCTAAAAGCTTTTTGCGTTACATCAACGGCAGTAATTTTAAATTTAAGATTTGGCTGCGCCATCTTCTACCACCTTGAAATAAGCAATCCACTCGTTAAACTCTGATAGGCTCAACTCTTCTATCTCGCCTTGAGTTTTGTGTAAACGATCCGCCAAAGCCATAATGTTAAGCCTTAACGGATCGCTTTTTAGTTTTTTTCCTGTTCCTCAATCTCCACAATATCGCCAAACATCTTGCCAGCGATATCGGCTATGAGGCTGACAGGCTCGCGCATCAACGTTGCTTTATCTTCTAACGTAAAAGCGCGGTTTCCATCTGCATCTTCTGCCTTTGTAATAATCAGGTCAATCATGCCATCGATAGTCATGTTATTAAGAAAGTCTTTGTGCTTTCTTTGTAACTTAGAAATATCGCCAGCAGTAATCGCTCCAACATACAAAAGAACTGGCGCATCATCACCCCATTCGGGAACTTCGATAACGCGCCTTTCTTTATTGCGGTTAGCCGCAATCTGATTACCAATAGACATAATTTAGACAGTACCTTCTGAAAGTGCGCCTGTGCCTTGGAATGAAACCGAAGCTTCTACCATCCCATCGAATGATGCGTTGATAGTGCGCCCTGTTACAATAATAGAGCCTGATAGCTGGTGATCGCCACTGGTATCGCCCTCAACTTGCACCGCAATAGTGCCTGTATCGCCTACCTGTACGTCTAGCTGGCCTGTGTCTGTATCGTCAAAATATACATCCATAGAGCCGCTAAATGATTTAAGGCCGCTAGTATAAGTGCGGTCTGTATCGCCAATGCTGCTATCTTCGATAACATCCATTGTTTGCTCTAAAGAATATGTGCGAATTTCGCCAATAGTGTTGCTGCCGATTTTAACAACACCGTCTTTACCCACTAAAGTTGCCATTTAAAAATCTCCTATTAAGCGGCAGTTTCTACGTCATTTTCAAGTGTGCGGTATTGCACCTCAACAGTGAAACGGGCTATAGCAAGCGTGGTTTCACCATCGCCACTATAATCCGCTTCAAACGCGGTAACTTGTAAATCTTTTGCCAAGCCACCAAGCGTTACATCTGCTGCTAAGGCTTCCTCTACCTCTACAGCAATAGTGTCTAGCGTGTTATCTACGTTTGTCATATTAGTAACAAACGCCTCTACGCCAATTTCTAAAACCCTATTTATAGAACGCGGTATGTGTAACGTATCGAACTCAACCGCCTCTGATTTACTAAAAACAGCTAAAGCTGGTAGCTTAGCCTTCTCTAATGGGAAAACGCGGCTGCGGTAAACATTGCTGCCAGTAGTAGACAAGCCAGTTAACGCTGTAACTACTGCATCCCTAATCTGTTTTCTAACGTGCGCCATTAAGCTGGTACTTCTAAAACAAAAGTTGTAATGCCAGTGCCATCATCTTGCACTATTCTAACAAAGTGGTCTAACCCGTTTATGCGGAACTGGTCGTTTTCTGCTGCATTAGCTACGTCTGCTGTTCTGCATACAAATCTTTTTTGTTGCATCGCCACGCCTACATTACCGCCTACATCCACTTCGATAAACTCGCTATCAAAAATGCCTTTAACGTTAGACTGCCCCCCAGCCAGCGGAAAATAAACGGCAGTAATGCCAAAATCATCAGTGCTAAAAAATATAGCTCTATCATCTGCGGTTTCTACAGCCATTACTCTGCGCTTTCAGCCTTAACCTTTTTAACTGGCGCATCCTTTGATGCAAACCCTCTGGCTATAAGCTTTTCTGCTATAGCCTTGGGCAAATCATATTCTTTGCCTTTTGCCAAAGCCTTGCCATCGCCTACGCAATCTTCTTTGATGTAAACCTTCATTTTTTCTTGCCTCTTTTGACAATTGCGCCAGCAGATTTTCTTGTTAAGCCTACTGCGCGGTCAGTGATGCTAGTATCATCGTGCGGCTGCGCCTTGCCAATGTTAATTAAATCAAGGCCAATGTTATCTGGCAAATCTATAACATCGCCAGCAGTAACCTCTTTGCCCTGCACTAAGCAAGTGCGTGTAACTTTTACCTTCATCACAATCCCCTATAAAGATAGCAAGGGCGGCTGATACCGCCCCTGCTGTTTATATTTAGGCATCAATGTCCAAGCAAGCCGCAAACGACTGTGCGTGGCGCACTGCAATGTCCATCTCTTGCATGACGCGGATGCGTACTGCACCTGATGAACCGCCTGTATATGGGTCAATCAGGATATCAGGAGTAGAGAAGAAGCCCATCATTAGCTGGCTAAAGTCACCGAAAATCAACGCAGATGCAGTTGATAGTGTGCCTTTAGTTAGGTCTGATGGTACGTTGTTTGTGGTTGCCAAGTTGTAACCGTAAACATTGTTATAAGGTGCTTCCAGAAGCATAATGCTGTCTGTTGATGCTACCTTAGAAGTTGATGCCATATGTGACTTCACTTTTGGGTTAGTCAGATAGGCCAATGTGTTGCCGTTAATGGCGGCATTGTCTACTTCAACTTCTTTAACTAGGTCTGTGATTGCTTGCCAAGTCAAATCGCCACCGTTAGTGCCGATAGCGACAGAACCGATGCCAGTAGTACCAGTGATGCCTGTAGGCTCGTTAGAACCGCCACCTTCGATAGCTACATCTTCGATTTTCTGTGCAATGCTGTTTAGCAAATCATCACGAACAATCTGCTCAACTGATGGGTCGCTTTGGATCATCAGTAGGCGTGATACGTCAGTGAATGCACCTAGCGATTTAGGTGACATTGTAATTTGTGAGAAAACAGCGTTAACCTCAGAAGTTGCACCATTCTCTGCCACGAAACCAGCGGATACGCCAGTTGATAGCTTCGGAATAGCAACATCACCTTTAAGGCCAGACATTACGCGAGAGCCTAGCTCAGAGAAAACTAGACGGGCGCGAAGCGCGTCTACAAACTCATTACCTAGATGCTCTGTAGGCTTCAAGAAACCACCAGCACTGTTTGTTCCAGCAGTTAAATCACGCTTGCCTGTCCAGAAATGGTCTGGTGCGTAGAACCCGCGAGCTTCACGACCAGAACGCATTGCGATCTCTTCTGAAACTTCACGCTCTAAACCCTGTAAGCCAGAACCGTTTACTAGACCGCGAACAGCTTTCATAAAGCTATAATCACGCTCTTCTTTAGCTGACATTTCAACCGCACCAACAGACTGCTCTAGCGGTGTGCCTTCGCCAATTGCGTCCAGTAGAACGCCTCTGAACTGTGCAACAGATAGGCCATCGCCAATTGCTTGGTCGGCTAAATCTCTGCGGTTGTGCTTTTGCGCTAGCTTAATGATTTCGCCAGCATTCTTCTGAAAATCGCGCTTAGCTGCTTCTGATGCTGCTTCGCGGATTTCATCCACATTTTGTTCTGTCATTTTTGGAGTTTCCTTCACTTCTATGACGGTTTTTGTTTCAGCACTGCGATTAACGCCTACCCCTGCATCTGCGGGAACGCTCACAATACTAGCCTCGTATGGCATCCAAGAATTAACGCTGACTGTGCCAGCCCTATCATTCTTAGCGTCCATATTGCGGATTTGGTAGCCGATGCTGACGTTGCTTCTGATACCATCCTTAACGTCATCGTATATCTCTCTAGCAAGCGCACCTTTTCCAAAGCGCACCACTGCCCGTAGTCTGCGGTCAGTTGCATCAAGATATGTACGTTCGACAACGCCAATTTGTTTAGTTAAATCGTGGTCTAGCAATAAAGGTGCATGACCAGAGTTTAACCTTGTTAAATCTACTGCCTCTTCGCTATGCTCTAGCACTTCTAGGCCAAATGAACGCTCTACAGGCTCTTCTGATGATAATGACATTCGCACCCTGCGGTCATCTTCATTAACCATTTCGCCATCAGCCGCGCGATAATTCAGCGCAGAACGGTCAAAGCGTTCCTCTTTTTCCTCATCATCATAAGGCCGCATTTCTTCGCTATGCTTTTCAAATGTAACCGTATAAGTTTCATCAGTTTCGGTAACATCAATAATATGTCTGTTTTCCATATCTTCGCCCTCTACATCTAGGGTCATATTATCAGAATTTAAATCGTTTGTCATATCGCGTTCACCTTCATCGATGCGGTCTAGCGCGGCATCTTTAGCCCTAGCCCAAGTTTGCCCTGCATCACCGCCCCACGCTGCCCACGCCACGCGGCCTTTTGATGGATAGCCCTCTTCGCCAGAGCTAAACCCTTCGGCTTGTTTATCTACTTCGTGGCGGCTAAAAAAGCTATGCATTCTGCGTACTGTATCAGCCGATAATTCCTGACGATTTACAAGCTGACGCGCTCTAGCTACAGCTACAGCAGTGCCGCCCTGATTGCCTTCTTCACGCCACTTAAAGAACTTTC